TTCGCTCATGTCAAGACGGACAGAGGCACTATTATTAGCTTGAGTCGCCTCACTTCTACAAAATACTACAAAAAGATTTAAGGATTTCTCCGACCATGACGCGCGCCCTTGCACAGTGTGGCGTTAGCTTAGGCTAATCGTGTCGTTCATTCTCTCGTACTCCAGCGAGAGGTGGACCGGAGAATAAATGTGGGCCACACGCCACTGAACGGCTTGAGTTCAGAGTTAGTCGCGGTTTCGGTTCTAGACCTGACCGCGCAAAATTTGAGAGAGCGCCGACGGGCTATAAACGTGGGGGAATAGCATGAGCAAAACGGACAAGAAGGATAGGATCATCGCTCTGGTAGAAGGTGATTCAGGGAGCGGTAAGTCTTTCTTCATGGCTTGCCTTAAGAACGCTGTTATCTACGACGTGGACCTTGGCGGCGGTTTGGCCGAGTACGAAGAGCGTATCAATAAGAATGGATCCGAGCGCGTCGAACTGGCTTCTTTTGGGGAAATCCTTTCCGATATTCGCCAGCGCCTTCGTTCCGGCAACCTCAAGGAAACGATTGTCATTGACCATGTGACTGGGCTTCACCAGGAATCGCTCTTGCGCCATAACCCAAACCAGGATTCTGACTATGGCCGCTCCGGGAACAAAGCAACCTATGAATGGAGGCAAATCCGAGAGTTCGCCAGGACCTTCGATTGCAATCTCCTCATCGTGGCCCACATGAAGGCTGAATACGAGAAGGATAAACAGGTCGGCAAGATAGCCGACGGGGCGAAAAACATTGAGGGGGACATGCACATTGTTCTGAGGCTCGAAAGCCTCAAGGACGACAAGGGCCGGAAGCGTTACCCGGCCACGGCTCACGTCATTAAATGGCGGCGCGATCCCGAAGACTCGCGGGGTCTTCCGCCTGAATCTTTCAAATTTACTTTGGAAGAATTCGAGAAGATCCACGGTGCAGACTACAAGAGGCAGCGAGAAAAGGTCGTTCTGGCGAAGCCGGAAAGCATCGAGGCTCTTAACAAGGTTCTGGCCCTCCTGGATAAAGAAAAGGCCTCCGAACTTACGGCGAAGTGGATCAAGGCTGCTGGCGTTGAGTCTTTCGAGTTCATGACGGAAGAGCAGGTAGAGAAGTGCCAGGAAATGGTCAAAAAACTTATTCAAGGAGTCAAATAATGTCCCCTTTCCCGCATAACAGCACCGGAGTTTCAACCGATGGTCCCAAGAAGCCGGTCCTTCCTAAAGAACGCTACACCTTCAGCATCTTTGACGCTAAAGAAACAACCTCCAGCAGCGGCAATCCTATGATCGAACTGGACATCAAGGTTATCGAACACGCTGTCTATCAGGACCACGACATGAAGCATTGGATCGTTTTTCTTCCTGCGGGGAAAAAAGGCGACTGGATGAACGTCCATTTTCGCCATTGCATCGGTGTTCCTTACGGTGGGGAGGACATCGTTGACGCCGCACAGTGGATCGGAAAGAAGTTTGATGCCGATTTGGACATTGAGACGACGCCGTACAAAAATAAAAAGGGACAAACCAGGTCAGATCCACGGAACAAGATTGTAAGGGTCTACCCCTACAAAGATCAGTTCCCGGAGATTGCCGCCCCCACTGCTGAAAAGAAGGACGAGGAAGTCCCTTTCTAGCCTTTTCCCAGGGCGCACATCACGGTAACTGCGCCATTCCGGGCCGCTTCGAGGCGGCGGGCTTCCGTGACAATTTGGCGCATCGAGGGCAGGCGAATTACAAGGACAACGCGAATAGGGTGAGACGTGCTTCCGTTCCGACTGGAAAGCTACCAGCCTAGCCCTTACGCCGATCGAAGCTGAGTCCCACTGAGCGACCTGGACGCCAAAACAATTTGAGGCATCAAGCGTGTAGGCACGCACCCTATGACGTTGCGAGGGTCCCCGGCGACCGAGGGTTGGGCTGAAGGGGATGAAACTGTGGCAGCCGTGGCCCACTTGATACGGCAACTGTCCTATTGGGATGTGACGACTCCCGTGCCTCAATAGATTTGGAGGAATATGAGCCCGGCCACAAAAGAAAGCATGGTTCCGCTGGATAAAAAGATACGCCTTGGAGACCAGCTCTTCGACGTGGCCGCTTTAGGTTGGACCGGTGGAGAACGATATTACTGGCTCATTGACCAGCACGGTACCGTAGCTATGTATCCATGGTTTGTAGTCGAGGGAGAGTATGAAGACAAAAAAGCCTAATACACCAGAGGTTCCAACAAAGAGCGGATGGGAAAGCCTCGTTGGCTTCATAGGGAATTGCGATTCGTGCAAGAAGCGGATCAACAAGAGCGACCCGACCTATTGGCGGTATATCGGAAAGATTAAAACTGAGATTCGGTGTAGGGAGTGCAGCGACAAGTGAACCGGGCCGAGATTCTTGAACAAATGATGAGGGAGAACGGGGGACAAGTTACCCTCGGGCAGATCCTTGCAAGGGGGGACGGTGTCTCCTGTAAATACACCCAAACGGTCAGTGAGTTAAGAAAGAAGCTCGCCCCCGAATGGACCGTGATTTGTGAGCAAAGCCCTGTGAGGCCAACGGAGAACGTCTATAGGCTCCAGCAGGTCATGGACCATGGGCAAAGGATGTTTGCTTGAAGCCATACAAGTCACCTGAACTGCTCTATACCGCTGGACCGGAAAGAGATCTTATCCGGGCCGGGTGGTACGCCAGGGAAGGCAGGAGAAGGCTTGCAGAGCTTTGCATCAAGGCCGCAAGGCAAGGGTTTGATGATTTAACCTCCACGGCTGCCTTTAGAAACGCCGGGAATCCCGGTAAAACAAAGAAACGCCGGGAATCCCGGTGAGCGCCAAGTCAAAAGGCTCCCAATACGAAAGAGAAGTCATGAAGATCCTCGAATTACAGGGCTGGACAATGGAGCGGGCTCACCCTCTCTACATACCCATAGGACCGCGCAGGATCGTTTCTAAGGCCCATGACTTCTTCGGAGCATGGGATTTGATAGGCAAGCAGGCTGGCTTCAAAACTCTTTGGGTTCAAGTCTCGACCCTGAACAACATCTCAGGCAAGCGGTCCCAGGTCAACGGCTTCCCCTGGACCCCTGAGCATGATGAGCCCTGCATCTTCGCAAGGGTTGACGGAAGAAACAGGCACTACCGAGTCTACTGGGGCAAGGAAAACTATGAGTGGCGCGGACATACAGAAAAGATCGTCCAAAATTAAGGTTTTTGCTCAATACAACCCTGAAACTAAGAAATGGCGCATCGTCGACGCCAAAGAAGAAGACACGACTAAGTTTATTTACGACATGCACATCAAAGACTTGGAAGGATGGTTGGAAAATGAATAGTCAAACCACAAGTGGAAAACTGGAGGCGATTCTCCTCTCAGCAATTCGATCATTCATTGAGCAAGAGTCTCAAAGACTTCTAGATGAACACCTAAAGCAAATTAGCCTTGAATTAACTAACGCGGTATCCAGGCAGATAGGCAAGACAGTCGTAGAGCTTTCCTCAATGCTCTCTTTCGAGCGCACCGGAACACATCTGAAAATTACTGTAGAAGATAGAAGAGAAAAATAAAGCCCATCGCTGCTCGATGGCACAATTTAGGTTTCGGGCTCTCTTATACCCGTATACCTGGCTACACTGGGCATCCCCAAATATTCACGCTTAAGCCGATTGTCGGCTTGTTCTATCCCCAAGAGCAGCACAAGCCCTGTCAGGACGCTTTACCGTCGATCCGGTAGATCCTGAAGGAAAACAAGGATGAGGGGACGGACTACAACTCGTAACTTGAAATCTACGAGAGCAATTGCGGAATGGGCTTTCACTGTACAAGTACTTAGTACTAGTACAAGGGGATGCCCAGGAAGCCAGGGAACGGGGAAAGAGAGTAACTAGATTAAGTAACTGTACTAGGTACTAAGTACTGTACTAGTAATAAGGGTGATGGAAATTAATCGAGAGGTCATTGAGTGAGCTTTGAAAAGTTCCTAGAAGCCTTCTGGCAGCGGCATCCTGGTTGGAGTGGGCAAGTAGTGGGAAAAGAGGTGTCAGGGGCCAAGGTGTCGATCCTGGCTCCAAAGAACATGCCTGTAGACGTGAAAGCCAAGGCCGCTGGAGATGACGACTCTTGGGACGGACAGGAGGACTTATGAGTGAAGCTGATATTTGGCTGGCCTTGGGCTGTTTCTGTGCGTTTTTGGCAATGGTTGCCTTCATTATCGAGGTTTTCGGGAGAAAAGATTGAAGAAAGCGTTTGAGATTATAATTGCTTTTGTTTTGTTCGGATATTTCATGCTTCGCTGGATTCTTAGTGAAACTGTGGACGTTTGTTTTAGGTGTTTGGCAGAGGAAACTGGAGGAAAGAATGGGAGAGATTAAGGATGGTGGGCCAGCGTTCCCGGGAGAGATGAGGGCTGTTGCTTATAAAGTCGGACATGAAAATTGCGCCCAGGTTGTTAATTCAGGAATTCACACTGGCATGTCCCTCCGGGACTGGCTCGCTGGAATGGCGCTGCCTGAGATCATGAGTTGGGGGGGAACCCATACGGCAGAAAAGGCCGCGGAGTTGGCCTACAAATATGCTGATGCCATGCTGAAGGTCCGGGAGGATAAATGACCCGCGCCGAGAGGATGAGGGATGAAGATTTGGAGTTCCTGCGGAAGCAGAACGAACGATTAGCCGGTAGGGTAAATGAACTTGAAAGGGACGCCAACCGACACGCATATGATGTTTGCAAGGCTATTGACGCTAAACATTCTTTGGAGAAAGAGATTGCAGAAGCTAGTAAGCGCATCCGTTTTCTGGAAAACCGGTCTTACGAAGATGAGAAAAAGATCGAGCGGCTGGAGGGGGCGCTGAACAAATATGCAATACATCTCGATTGCGCTGAAAAATGCGAATGCGGATTGACTGAAGCCCTCTCCCCCTCAGAGGAGGCAAGCCATGACTGACGGCCCAGCGAAGGCAGTTAATCGCGGAGGGGTTTTCTTCGATGTCTGTATTGGTGGGGAGCCTGTCATTGAGATCATGTCTGAGGGAGTGGCGATAGAGAGGGCTGGAAAGATTAACCGGCTCCTTGCGCCGCTTGTCGAGAAGGCCGCGCTATACGACGAAATGATGAGGACCAAGAAGGCCGATCTTGAGTCGATCATGGCCCCGTTATTTGATAAGGCCGCGCTTGCCGACAGGATGGCGGAAGCGCTGTCCGAAGCCATTAATTGTCCACATGACCACTACGATTTCCCGGAAGTGAGCAAGAAAGCTGAGGCATTGATCGCCGCCTACGACCGGCTGAAGGAGGGGAAGTGAGGCCGATCAAGTTCAGGGCGTGGGACAAGCGCATTAACAAATGGAGGGAGATGGATAAATTCGAGCGCATGGCCATCCTCGAAAGTCCTGATTTTATCATCGAACAATTTACCGGACTCCACGACAAGAACGGGCGGGAGATTTACGAGGGGGACATCGTTCAGCACTCACCAGCCGCGGCCAAGTGGGTCATCGTTTATCGGATGGGGTCTTTCTGCACACAGAACGTCAAAGCCGATATGGAATGTTACGTGGTTACAGGCTACGCCAGCGAATCCGAAGTCATCGGCAACATCCACGAAAACCCGGAGCTTTTGAAATGACCCCAACCCCACTTGACGAGAGGCCACTTGCTAGGGTGGAAAGGTCGGGGATAGAACCGTTGCGTTGGTGTGTTTCTATCGGCGGTGGCCCCATTTTCTACTCGGAGAGCGAGGCTCTTTGTAAAAAAATGGCAGACAACATCAACACCGCCCACCGCGCCGCCTGCAAGGCCAAGGTTCGGGAGGCGCTAGAGATGGCGTGCAAGGCGGTGTGCCAATACTGCGATCCGGTCATAGGGTATGAACCTCCGACGTTTGACGGGTTCGGCTGGCACCACGCACAGCGGAGGGTCGTAAACGGTGAGGGTGAGCTTCGATTCGCTAAATGCAAAGCCGCTGAAATCCGCTCCATCTCCGTCAGCAAGGAGAAAAAGAACCCGTGACCAAGCCAAAGAAGGGCGCAGGGGTGAAGAAGATCACTAGCAGGATGCAGATGGACTTCATGGAGGCAGCGCCACTAATTAAGGATCTCAAAGCATTAAAACTTAAACGCGCTAGATTTGAAGATAAATATGGAAACCATCCATCAAGGCATGAGCGCTATTCCACGATTTGGTGTCGGGCTAGAGATATACGGATGGACATAGACGTGGCCCTCTGGAAGCTCTTTGAGTCTATCTAGAATGGGCAGTAAGGCCCCAAGGATCAAATTGGCGGCTTGTTCTCTGACTTCCTCATGTCTTTCGTCTTCCAGCGCAATACCCCTCGTTTACCGGCCTTAGCGTTCCAATAACGCGATGTGCAGCTTGGACATGCCTTGGGCTTCCAGCCCCTTTGAGCGGGGACTAAGGATTCCCATTCGTGCTTGCATCTAAGGCATTTCCACATTCGAGGGACTCTCCTTTGCCTTAAGGCTTTCTTTTCTCTCTTCCCACTTGAGCCGACGTAAGGCGTCATCCCCGAACACAGAAGACATCGAATAGCCATGGGAAATCCCGCTTATTGGCGCTGGATTCATGATCGCCTTGTCTCCGCTGCGGATGCTGAGAGAGTCTCCGTCTTGGACTATTAAAACCGTCCCGGAGACCTTGGCCTCTTGAACTGTTCCGGCGCTGTCTACATAAACTACCCTTGTTTCTTTCGTTGTCCAGGCTGTGATAACTCCGAACACTAGTGCTGCTATTAGCGGGATTGGCATTTAGTTTCCTCCGTTAGACTTCGATTGTCAATCAATTACTGATTTGTGTCAAAATTAGTAATTACTGCCCCTCCCCCTCTCCTCGCGGATGAGACTGGTCCCCGTATATTTCTTTTAGGCGGGAGTCTATACGACCGTTTATCTCTTCAGCTTTATTCACTGATTCTTTTGGTTCACGCCCCATCTTGGAATCCCAATGGCTCCTAGAGAACTCGACATCGAACAAACCGGATGCGATCATGGATGCCGTCTCTAGGTCATACCCCTTCTCACACAACCTAAAGCCATACTCCATTGCGGACATAAACGCTGACTTCACATCTGCCTTACTGTCGTTTGTATTCATAGTCTCCTCCCCTCCTACGCGGGGTTCTTCTTCCAGACAGACCAGTCAGGCTCACCATTGACTCTAGTATCGTATGAGTCGTCATAGTCAAGGCCAGGAGTCATCCCCATACAAGACTTGCAAGCCCTCCATGGGACAGTCCATCCGCCACCGTAGGACGTATATACAAGCACGTCTTCAGCCTTACCACAGACACACTCTTTCCAGTGATCCCCTCTCCAATTGTCATTCAATTCTTCAGCTGTACGAAAAAGCGTTGGGATATAAACGTCGGATGTCCCGTTGTATTCAAAGAACATCACTTCTCCGTCCTTGAACTTAACCTGCCCGCTTGCATGGCTCATATCACCCTCTCACCCTTTGGGAGGCTTAGGCTTATTTCTGATCCACCAACAAATAGCCTCCAGCTGTTCGGGCGTGAACTCGCCATCTAAGACGGCCGTTTCTTTTCCTCCTCTTGCCGAGGGCCAATCCAAATATTCACCTGCCAAGGTTCCAAGAGTGCCGTCGTTTTGTATGGCGTCCCCAAGGATTTCTCTCGCCTTTTTTTCGTCCATCTCACCCCGCCTTTTCTTTCAGCTTGACCCATTCCCATCCATAGGTCTTCTTGCAATCTATATTGATTGCCGCCCTACTGCCCTCTTGTATGTATAGCGTCCCGTCCCCATCCCAAAACCACGCCACAAAGAGCGGGCCACAAGTCCAGTAAGCGCAATGCTTTTTGCGGTCCTCTTCCCACTCTTTAACGGGATTCCATTCACTCGGAGCGCCCATCAATATCTCCGCTATCCGTTTAGGGCACTCTTCTCTGGTGAATTCGGGCCGCACGTCGAAGGTGGAATAACACCCAAGATCCCCACCATACTTGTCCTCGACAAAGATGTAGTCCCTTAATTCCTCCCCAAACTCGTTAGGGTCTTCCATTGTCTGTGTGTCCTTAGTGATCTTCATTCTTCCTCGCATGAGGCGCATAATAGAGCCCAAGAGGCTTGTTCAAATCAATAGGCTCATTCATCGGGAGCCACTTCCCCTCACGACTATCGAAATATATGTCTCCCAGCAAAACAATCTCCCCAACTTTAAGACGGCGATAGCCTTTAGGCAATTCCAGCTTTGTCCTTCCCATCACCCCACCCTCTCAATCCAGAGTTTGACTTTCTGCTCATAAACACCGTCTTTCTTGCGTCGTGGAAGGAATCGGTTAATCTTAGTTAATCGTTTTAGCCTGTCCCCATCATTCCGTGTATAACGTGCCAGTTCTGGGTAACAATTTAACTGAAGCGTTACTCCATCTTCCAAATAAGGATATCCTTCTGCCAAAAGAAACAGTCTCTTCTTCCCCGTCTTCCTGGTCATGAGTTAGGCCCTCCCGTTATACTCGACCGCATATCCGCTCTCAGCAGAAACCTTGTGCCCTTTATTTCTGGCATGGTCAGATGCCGCTTTCTGGCCCGTAATAAAATCTCCCGTCTCCCAACTGCAATCTGTGCAATGAGCAATGAAATGCACAAGATGCTTCCTAAGCCCCTCTTTGCCTTTGCGGGTCATTTCTTCATCCCTCTTTCATTCTGTCTTGATGGACCCTGATTAAGAACTTACGAGCCCTGCTAATACCGCAGTCATCGCACTTGGACTCATCGAACTCGGCCACCCAGGCTTTGAGGCGCAGTTCTCAGAATGAGTGGTCCTGGTTTGCGTGACAAGATGCTCGATCAATTCGATTGCTTCCCCGTATGGCGTTAAGGATTCATTCTTCACGTCTACCCCCTCCCTTCCTTGGTGGCTTTGGCAATTGCATCATTAAGCCTTTGATACGCGTCCTCAGTTTCAGGCGCAAGGTTAAGTATTTCCCTATGGCACTCCAATTCTTCTAAAGCAATTCTTCCCGCCTCCACCAACTCCCTGATGGTGGCCTTTTGCAGTCGGATAGTAACTTCCGCGTCTGCAAGTTCATTGACGGCTCTGTTGTAATACATGCCGTTAATACACCCCATCTCCCCTTCCTCCCCATCTTTCATTCCGGCCTCCGGTTAGTTATCGAACCAGAAAACGATACGAGCATCTTCCACGCCCTTGGGCCTGTATTCTGGATGCTTGACGAATGTGTCCCACGAATCGCTGAATATCCATCCAAAGAATTGAGTGGCCCAGTCATTGTCTTCCGGCTCATTCGACTCTTTCCCCGTCCTCTTGAAATACTCCGGGATGTCGGCCACTTCCGCCGCGCTCAACCATGAATGACTATGCCCATCTGAATCCCATTTTTCAGAATGAAACTTGGTCATGAACGTGGAGTCCTTGGGGATTCCCCTCGGCTGAGAAACAGGCTTTATGTCGCCGCTGTTGCGGACATCGGCCATCCGAGCAAAGACCCCATAACGCCGCTGTCCTTCAATTGGTCCATAATAATGCCACTCGCCGTTGATCTTGACCTCGGCGTGCATGTGGATGTCACAGCCCATTATTTCGCACCCCCTTCCCGGGGGGAGGATTCTTTGACCGGGACCAAGACCAACTCCCTCGATCCACCAACCGGGACATTGGGCATTTCAGTTACCGTCAAGCTGATCCTGTGGGGCTTTTTACCCGCACCCGGATAAACCCTGATAATTACTCGACCCTTCTCACCCACGGCGGGGCTCCTCTTTCGGCATCATTTCGTCGGGCGTCAACTTACGCACCATGTCATTCTTGCACTCATCACAGTAAAGATATTCCCCGCCGGAATCGTTCTTGATGGCCCATTTCGCCTTTCTCCCGCTGTCGCACTCTTCGCAAGTGTAGGCCTTCATTGTCATCCTCCTCCGGGGCTAGGACTTCTTCCACTCTTTACCGCTCTCAAAAATGCGGACCTTTCCGCCCTTCATAACGTAGACGTCCATTGAGTGCTTCTTGCTCTTCAAGGAAACAACGACCATCCCACGCCTATCATCTCCGATTGTCCTTGTGACTTCGACCGGCCCCCATTTGAAGCCGTAGGCGGTTTGTTCCCCTGGAATTTTTACGCTCACCTATCAGCCCCCTCTTTGTTGTAGGCATTGATGGCCAGAATTCCCATCCTGACGGCCCGGTAAGCATCTCCCACTTCAAGCGCCCCAAGATTCGCTTCCGCCCACTCCCAAAATCCATCCCACTCCATGTCTTCGGGGCGGTTCCCGGGGATATCGCTCTCGCTACAACCTGGAGGCAAGTTGTATCCACTCATTGGCGCACCGCCTTACCCAAAAGGTCGCCGTAAGTCTCTTCTTCCCGGCGGTCCTTCTCCTTGATAAACTCCGCTATCTCGGAGTCCTGATACCCACCTCGGCGCAGGGAGTTGTAGCACTCGCCAATCGTGGAGGGAACCGATGGCTCCGTGTTGAGGCGCTCTTTGTGAATCCGATTCCAGTCATTCCCCATCTGCATGAACCGTTCGTAGGTCATTTGTCCGTCCTCCTTGAGGGGTTAGGCTTCTACTGCGCGTCCATCTCTTTCAGAGCTTCGGACTGTTTCTTGTTGATCCAGGTGAGAGCGTCCGATGTCTGCCAGTTCCCAAGGCCCGCATTCGCCAAGTCAATCAAGGCGTCAATGGCGTTCTCGCAAATCTTCAACTTCTCTTTTGCGGTTTCCATTTTCTCCTCCTCTAAACCAGGGTCATTACACCTGTCACAGTCGCAGCGTCCGCCAGATAACCCGATCTTTTGAGGGTCTTTAGTCCAAGTCATCTATCTGACCACTCTTTTCGGCTTCTAGTATCGCATCTCGCAGTCTTATCATGGTTGAGGCTTTTATGCCATCGCAAGAGAATTCGCGTAAGACATCTTTGGCAGAACTCAAAAGAGCAGAAGCGATGCCATTATTCATGCGCTTCTCTCCGACAGACTGCATCCACATGGGCCAACAACTCGTGGCCCCCCGCCTTTACATGGATCGTGATTCCGCCCTCAATGCCGCAGAAGTAAGAGCGTTGAACTACAGCGAAGCCTTCCGGGATCTCAACCGTTTTACCTTCAACCGGGTTAGCCCAGGGAGCAAAGTCTTGAAGCTTCTCAACCACTCCGTCCGAAAGGCGGATAGCTGCGTAGTAGTTCCGAGTCCCGCCTCCCCAGTTCGTGTCATTGAAGAGAACCACGCCGGAATCATCCAAAAAGAATTTGCGTCCCATGTAGTCAGGGAAGGTTTGCTTAAGAATCTCCCGAACGGCCTTCGTCTTTGAAATCTTCGCCTTCGTCCCCGTCGTGGTCATGGTCAGCCTCCCTTTATCTCTGGCTACACCCATAGTTTATCATGAGATTGATGAATTACAAGTAAATGTGGTGTAACTTTTAAGTAAACTCGTTGAAAACGCTTGACAGGTAGCAATCTCAAGTCGTACATTAATACACATGACTGAGGCTGATGTCAGGAGCTACATGAACGCCCTCAAGCGAGAGCATCGCACAATGGGCCTAGAACGCCCCACGATGCTCAGGATTGCGTTTAATCCCGACGGAAGCCTTAAGCATGCCGAGATCAGAGGCGAGACGCAGCAGCTTTGGAAATGGCCTAAGAGCTACAAGTCAAAGGTCGTTGGCTATGAAGAGGCTGCTTTCAATGCTTTCAAGATCAACAGGCGCAGCGTTGAGAATGAGTGGAGATTGAGCCCTTTGGGGCAACAGATTTAGATAGCCATAGCCTTGCGCCAAGACCGCTTGCTCCGAGTGCGGAGCCATGAAAGACCAGGCCATTAGCGGTTAGAGTGCAGTCCCGGGCCAAAGAGAAGCCACGGACAGCAGCATGTCGTTAACGGAGGCCGCCCCTCCCAACGGACGATAGTCAGCGTACAGTCCGTATCTGTGTCGCAAGGCAAAGAACTCTCACCATGGAAAGCCAATGGCTGCGCTTTGTCCAAATGATGATGAGGGAGTTTCAATGGATCAACCCAACCATCAAGTGCCTAGTTTCCAGCTTAATGCCAAATTCAATCGCTTCGTTAGTCCATTACATCATCTGCTACATTAATGATTAGTTGATGTGAGTTATTGGGTTTTGGGTTGGGAGAGTCGCAACCCTGCCGATTGGCAAGCCAATTTCTGAGATTTCTCCTCGGATCAGCCAAAATGTTGATGAAAAGTGGTTATAACTAGCAGAGTAATAGGCTAAAGTAAAGCTGTTGATATACACTAAGTTTGAGTGCTAGTAATAACTGTAAAAATCAATAATATCATTACCTTTGAAATGTGTTATGTATTAACTAATTCTAATGTGCGTCGGCTTCATAACCATAGTTATCAGAAGTAAAGTTTATGTAACAACGATTAATTGGCAGACTGGCAGGGGATAGGGGTATACCAAGGGGAAATCATGGCGGGCAGCAATATTAAGGTTCCATATGCTTAGCATCCCATCCCAGCGTTCAGAAACATGCCCTAAGTGCAATCGGAATTGCACTGCGTGGAAATCTATTCAAACGCATTTCTATCCTAAGAAGAAAGGGAAAGAATGGGATATTTTTGAAGAGGGTGGTATTAAGAAAAAGAAATGCGCTAGATGTGAAAAGACTCATGAAATATCAGAGTTTTGGAAAACATCAAACAAATCGAGTCGTGATGGCTTACAAATTTACTGTAAGAATTGCTTTAGAAAAAGAAATGGCACCATGCCTCAGAGTTGCCGAATTTGCGGGGTAGTTACTGCACCAAGGATAATGTTTTGTTCAAAGTGTAGACCGCTAGCAATAGAACGTAAGAAAGCGACTCACAAGGCTTGTAAGCAGCGCCGCAAGGCTCGTTTGCGTGGCAATGGCGGGTCGTTCACTGGGGCGCAGTTCTTGGAATTGTGCGCGAAATACGGGAATCGGTGCTTGGGTTGCGGGGTGGTGGGGATAGACCTCACGGTGGACCATGTTCTGCCTTTGTCGAAGGGTGGTCGGAACGAAATTTCCAACATTCAGCCGTTGTGCCATGGGTGCAACGTAAGGAAATGCGATAGAGAGATAGATTTTAGGGGGTTGTATGGCGCGGCGCCTGGAAGCAGAGATGAGCAATATTCGGTCGGTTTGGAGGGAGAGGATCTTCGACCCAGACTTTCGATCCATGAGTTTCACGGAGCAGGGGAAGGAATTGGGCGTGTCATCTCAGACGATTGCCAACTGGCGGAGGGAGATCAACCCAGAGCGGTGGCAGGAGATCCTGGATATGACTCGGGAGCAGTCAGCACGGCAAACGCTGGAGGTTGATGACGGGCTTCATCGCAAGGCCAGGGGTGGTGACGCCGTAGCGGCGAAGCTTTGGTATGAGATCCACGGGTGGTCGCCCAAGCAAAACCTGGAAATCACGAAAGGGCGGGACAAAGAGTTGGACGGGAAGGCCAACTTTGATCTTTTGCGGGAGCTGGTGAAAGGGTTGTCGCCAGCGGAGAAGGCAGAACTCATGGGGAGTGTGCCGCAAGGGGCCATAGAATCGAAGCCAGAGGCTTTTGGAAGCATTGTAGGCGGTTGTGGTGGAGAGTTAAAGGGCGGTGGCGGTGGAGGGGGAGAGAGTGTTTGACAGTGTAGAGGTTTCGGATGAAAGGCTGGAAAAACTGAAGGAAGAGATCCTTGAAAAAGTCTTCAAGGAAGTTAACCGACGCATGAAGGCTGAATATTTCCAGTATACGTTAGTTACTACGCTGTCGCAGATGATAAGAAATGGCGAAGTTTGCGACTTAATCGAGACATTAGTCCAGAAGATCAACGCTTGTCAGCTTAGTAAGGGTGGTGGCGGTGGCTCCTGACAAGATAAACCAGGTAGGAAGGGCCATTTATTGCACTGAGAAGGATTTAGCTTGGGCGAAATACAAGATTCATTCGTGGGCTAAACGTGCAGAGAGGTTTTTTGAGAATAAAACGGGTAACAAGTTTGAATCTGAGTTTTTTCTGACCCAACCTCATGAGTTTTCCAAGCCATTTTGCTACGCGGGGAAGATAAGTGTTGCCCATTGACACCAAGTCTATCCTCAAAGAGTTAGCCCGCCGCCAGGAGGAAGAAAGGTGTAGGTTCTATGTGCCCAACGCCAAGGTTTCAAAATTTATCCAGCTTGTAGGCGAGGGAACTGACTGGATCAAGCTGATAATCGCGGCGAACGGGATAGGGAAGACGGCTGTTCTGTCGAATATCATTGCGAATATCTGCTGGGGGCCTCAAAACGAGTGGTTTGACTACCCGATTTTCAGGAATTGGCCCTACGAGAAGCATCTCCGCATCGTCACCGAGGCCAACGACATGGGGGATACGGGGACCATCGACAAAGAGATAAATTATTGGTGGCCCAAGGGTCGGTGGACCGCGTCAAAACAGGGAAAAAACTATAACTCGCTCTACAAGACAGATACTGGCTTCATGATCGACAAGATGAGCTTTGAGCAGCAGCCCAAAGAGTTTGAATCCGCGACTTTGGGCGGTATTTTCTTCAACGAACCGCCTTCCGAGGACATTTATAGCGCCTGTGTGGGCCGGATGCGGAAGGGCGGCATCATTTGCTTTCACATGACGCCTTTGATGAACAGCGCATGGGTCCAAGACCGCCTAGTGGACTCCCATGAACACAAATCTTCCGTTGTGACCGCTGATATCGAGGATGCCTGCAAGATCCACGGTATCCGGGGTCACCTGGAACACGCCAACATCGAAAAGATGATGAAGGAATGGCCCCAGGACCAGATCGAGGCCCGCGCCCACGGCAAGTTCATGCACCTCTCCGGGGTTATCTACGGTGGAAGCTTCAAGCGCGAGTATCACGTTGTCCCTGACTCGCTAGAGCCTCCCCCGGGTTCCCAGTGGTTTACGGTGGTAGATCCTGCCCGTGGGAAGCCCTGGGCGATAGGGTTAGGGTGGGTAGATCCACGGGGCCAGATCGTCTTTGACGACGAATACCCCCGCGAAGATTGGCTACGGTGCCGGGAATCAAATTTGACGATCCGGGACTATGCGGACATTATCAAGATTATGGAGGCCGGGAAACGTGTTGAATGGCGCATCATCGACCGACACTTCGCTAACGCCAGGAATGATTATGGGACGACCCTCAAGCAGGATCTTGCGAATAAGTTCGGACTTGATTTTATGGACTCGTATTCCTGTGAGAAGGAAGTTGATACAGGAATCCAGAAAACCAAAGACCTCCTTGGGTTCAACGCCCGGATGCCGATGGATTCGCTTAACTTCCCCAGACTCCGGTTCAAGCAGCGAGTGAAGAACATCATCCGGTCGATGGAGCGTTGGCCCCGCAAGCCCGAGACGTTGGCCCCAGACGAGCATAGCCCTTATAAAGATCATGCGGACCTGGTTAGGTATACAGCGATGGCTGGCCTTGAAGTCTGGGTTCCCCGCCCCTTTACGCAAAGATCCTCTGGCTACGTTTTGGGGCGCTGACATGGACGACGACCAATTTCCGCCGTGCGAAGTCTAAAGGAGGGCAGATTGAACGTAATCGTTATGGGTGGGATGGGCCAAGTCGGTAAAGCCTTGGTAAAAATGTTGGACAAAAACGAAACGCGGGCATACATCTTGGACAAGAAGGGGGGGTTTTATCCGTCCGAGATCCTTGAATACGAGTTTATGCACGTCACTATCCCTTACACCGACTATTTCTTTGAAGCTGTTAGAAACGCCATCTCAAAATATAATCCAAGATACGTCGTCGTCCACTCCACGGTCCCGGTAGGAACAACCAGGCGGATAGGATCTTTTGCCGCTCATACTCCCGTAAGAGGCCAGCACAACAATCTTGAAGATGGGATGAAAAGGTTTGTGAAGTATGTCGGAGCCCACAATCCTAAGACGCTCAACGCGGTAGGGACACATCTTATAAATTCTGGTTTCCTTATCGAGCTTTGGAGAAAGCCCGAGGAAACCGAGCTAATGAAGATGCTATGCCTTACTCGATATCTAAGCGATCTGTCTTTTTACGAGGTTGGTTTCAAGGCTTGCCGGAGGTTCGGCGTCGCCCCTTCCCGTCTACTGCAATGGACAAACACATATAACGATGGTTACCGTGGGACGAAATGGCAAAGGCCTGAACTTACGTTCCCACGCGGCAAGGTCGGGGGCCATTGCGTTCTTCCCGTCTCAAAGATGCTTGCGAACCAGGTCCAATACGGCTGGCTCAAGAAGAACATCCAATTATTTGAAAATGCCTGCCAGGAGAATGCTTGCGCTCTAAAAAACTCTAATGGTACATTTTGATTAAGAAATGTTCCACGACAAACAATCCTTTTGGGGGAACTCAGAAAATGTCTGAAATCAAGCAGACTGGGTTTTATAGTAAGGACGATTTGAGGTCTGAAAACCGGGAGCTTGCTCTAAAGATGTTTTTTCGTGAACTAAAGGCGCTTTCATTCCCTTCTCATGGAATGTCTGGCTGTGCCGTCGAATACAAAACATTGGACGAAAGGCTGCGCGATCTTATTTCACGCTGGGGACTTGCCGAGGAGGAAATCGGGACTCGGGTTAGCCTTGCGATTGAGTTTCCGCCTGGTGTTGTCCGCAATCAGTGGTTTTATGGGCTAGACGGTAGGCCCTATAGCATGAAGCACAACGGGATTCCTCCCAAGAAGCCAGCCATCAAGAAGAAAAAGAGCAGCCGCTAGGAGGTCAATGTGCCCGTTATTGACGAAACGATCCATACTGCTGAAATTAAGAACCTGAGAAAACAGCTTCAAGAAGAAATTGATTCTCTGAAAAAAAGAGTTCTAGCGCTGGAGGGAGCCAAGAAATGAAGAAGAAGCCGAAGCGCCCTCGCTACTAGATTTAACATTTATCGGGTGGGGGTCATTCCCCCTTTAGGAGCCTAAATCTCCACCACTGGCAAACCGCTATTAGGGGCGGTTCTCACTCGCAAAGGGTGGGAGCCGCCTTTTTTGTTTGCCAGTCACTTTAGGAGGTTCGTATGGCGTACGACAAGGAAAAAGAGGGGCCTGAATACGAGGCTCGCGGCATGGGGCCGCAGTGTGTCGGAATGTCCGCCGACGATATTTGCAAGATGGCCAGCGAAAAGGCCATGAAAGACTCTGACGAGCGGGCCAAGAAGAAGAAAAGTGGCTGAGACAAAAAGGAGCGATTGGAAGGCGATCCACAAGCAGGAGTTGGTGGATTTCGTTTCCAATTTCTACCGCACGGCCTATAACTGGCGAGAGACGAGCGGATTTCACGCCAAATGGGACAAATGGGAACGGAACGCCAACGCCATTTATGACCCGGCTATCAAGGCGCAAAAGAAGCCTTGGCAAGCCTGTATGTTTGATCCCGCCATTACCCCTACCAACGTTGAGCTTACCACAAACGCACTGACGAAGGTCTTGTCCAGCAAAGAAAACCCCCTCGGTATCAGGCCCAGGGAAATGGGGGACGAGCTGCAAGCCGAGCTTCATTCCGCAATCTTGGACTATGAAGTTCAGCGATCTAACTATGTTGTAGCGGACTATGACGTAAAGAAAGAAGCCTGTATCTACGGCTCTGGATTCATGAAGCTTTACTGGCGCAAGCAGATGGCCCCCCGCCGGATCTTGAAAGAGGTTAGGGAAAGCATCGTTGAGGCTGCCATTAAGCTTCGGATGCCACAGGTCACGGGTTACAAAGAGAAGATCGAGGAAGTCATTATCAAGGACGACCCGGTATGCGAGAAGGTCCATATCCGCGACATTTTTCTGGAACCGAACTCTACCGGGATGGACCGAGTTCTACACCGCAACAAGAACTTGACCTATGGCGAACTCCTTAACCTTTCCAAACAAAAGAACGTCAACGGTCAGCCTATGGTCGATCCGGACTCCGTCGCAGAGCTTGCAGACCTGAAAGAGGGGGACAAGTTTGACACCGATCTTGTCACCAGCAAAGCGGATAAGGGCATAGACGACCCAAACTTGGTCCGGCCTGACTATGACGGCAAGCGCACAGTATGGGAGTACTGGGGGCCTCTTCCTCAGAAATGGATTGACCTGGAAATGCCGGAAGATACAGAGGAACAGAAGGAGAAGGCGAACACGATCATCCCAGGCAAGGCTCTTATTGCTTCCGCTAAATACTTCCTCGCTTCTGAGGTGAACCCGCTCCAGTCAATGGAGCCTCCTTTTATCCAAACCGATTACATCCGAACCAATGGTCGCTACGGTATCGGCGTTGCACAGCTTCTGGAGGGAATACAGGACGAGGATAACGAGATCAGGAACCTGCGGGCGGACAACGTCAATCTGGCGATGAACAAGATGTTCGGAGTCATCGAGAAATATCTGGTTGATGCTGCCGATGCTGTTTCTTCCCCTGGTGGGGTTTGGAGATTCAAGCCAAACACCGAGGATATCCGAAAAGTCTTCATGGAGCTTCAGGTAAGCGACGTAGCTATCTCCGCTTTCCGTGAAACCGGAGACCTTGAAAGGAAGGCGCAAGAAACGGTCGGGAATAACCGGGTCACCCTGGGAACTGCGGGACAGACCAAAGACTCAAACCAAACCCTTGGCGGCATGGAGCTTTTGAGGCAGTCCTCTTTTGAGCGGTTCACGATGTACGCCTTCATTATCGGCGCAACCGCCAATATCAAGACTGCCAAGAAGCTGATGGAGCTTAGTTACCAGAACCGAGACGTTGAGAGCCTGAAACGAATCCTTGGGTTCCAACCTATTACTGGCGTTCTTAATCCAGAGTCAGGGCAATTTGAGACTGTCCCTAAATGGGCTGCATACAAACGGATGCCTCCTAACGAATTGGAGCTTGACTACGACTTCGTGTTTACCGACGTGTTTAAAGCAGAAAACAAGTCCCAGAAGCTGTCCGCTATGGCGAACTTCGGCCAGTTCCTTGCCAGCGTGTTCCCGCAAGTCGATCTTACGCCGGTTGCGGAAGAGATGGCCCGCCTCAACGATTTCAGCCCGGAGCTTACGCACAAGATCCTTGAAGGCCTTGGAGGCCCTATGCCTACGCCGATGGCTCAGGGTCAGGGCGTTCCGTCCTTGACCAAGCCTACCAGGTCTTTCTCTGGGGGGGAGTCTTCCCCTATGCCTGTGTCTTCTGGGACAGTGGGGCCTGGCCAATGATCTTTGAGGCCAAGAAGGTTCTTGAGATTTTTGCTGAATACGAGAACGAGATATTTAACAAGCATATCAAGATCCTTATGCAGAGAGAGCCCGCGTCGATGGACAAGAGGGACGCCAGAGACCGGCTAAAAGATATCACGGCGGCTCAAGTAATGGCCGCTAGAGAGCTTAGGGATAGATTCAACATCCCTGAAATAAAGGCGTGAACTACCCATTGGGGACACTCACGCACAGGAGAAGCATATGAGCGAGGGCATCGTCATTAGGTCGGATGGAAACAAGACTCTGGCGCAGATCCAGGCGGAAGTAGCCGCTTTTGAGGCGAACCCTGTAGAGCCTGGGGCTTCAGAGCCTTCTACCGTCCCGGCTGTGAATGCTCAAGCAACAGCAACGCCGCAAGAGAAGGCCGAACTACCCAAGCCGGAACAAACTCCACCGGCAGAGGAAAAAGCGGTTCCTCCTCAGCAGTCTAAAGAAGCGACGGATAAAGCCGCATCGGAAACCCCGAAGGCGGCGGAACCCGTGAAGGAAACGAACTGGAAAGCCGCGTATGAAGGGCTCCAGCGTAAATACAACAAGACTTTCATCGAAAAGAAGGCGGAACCGAAAGAGGAAGAAAAAGCCTCTCCGGTCCAGCCATCCCTGGAAGAAAGCCTTGAAGATATTACGCCTGAGTTTAGGAATCAAATCATCGCGGACCTGGACAAAGACCTGGTTGGCACGCTCATCAAGCTTAACCGCGCCATTGCCCGCAAAGAAGTAATGCCTGTAAGGTCTAGACTGGAAGCAGCCGACTTTGAACGACAGGAAGCGGCGAAGCTTTCCGGGTTGGACCGCCTCGCGGAGGAGGGCCATGAATGGCTCAAGACGGAGGACGGGTTGCGGAAGATGGAAGCGGCGCTGAATGAGAACCCGGAACTTTGGAAGTCCAAAGACCCTTATAGGGCCGCTTTGGGATTCATCCCAGACATTCCTTCAAAGGCAGGGCAACGTGGTCACGCACAGGCCATGGGCTTAACCCCGATTCTCGGGGCTGGAGCTGCCATGCCTACCGTCGTTTCTGCCCCGGCTGTGTCCAAAATGGCGAAGCTGGAAACCTTGCAGAGCGAAGTTAATCTCGCCCAGTCCCGTGGTCAATGGGACAAGGCGAAGCAGCTTCTGGTTCAAATGGACGAGATCGAAAAAGGATATTAGGGCTTCTCAAAAAAAGTGCAGAGAATTAAATGACGAATACTACCACCACGTCACTTAACAACTTCTACCAGTCTTACATGGTTCAGAAAGCGTTGGTGACTCTGTACGCTGAAACTCCGTTGTACGACCAGGGAGAGAAAACCCCTCTTCCTCGCGGCAACGGTAAGCAGGTTATTTGGAACGCTTGGCGTCCGCTGGCTAACCCCTCCGTGACCCTCGCGGAAGGCGGTTCCCCGGCTGCTGAACAGGCTTCCGGTCGGCGTGTTACGGCCACGGTCCAGCAGGTTGCTAAGGCTGTGACCTATACGGACCTGACGGAGTACATCTCCTCCCTCTCTGTCCGTGAAGGCGTCAACAAGCTTCTGGCTGAGAGCGCGAAGATCACGCTTGAGTTTACCTGTCAGATGGGCATCTTCAAGAATACGTTCCGAGGCGGGTACGCTGCTTCCGCCGTTCTCTCCGCCGTCATGTCGGCCTCTGCTTCCGGTATGTGCGCCAACACCGGCACTTCCAGCTTGACGAACCGGCAGTTCCAGTTCCCCGTCGTGTTCGCGAACTCCGGGACCACCCTGTCCCTTGTCAGCAAAACCGCCCCTACCCGCTCGGCGGTGTTCTCCCTTTACTCCATTCGCAAGGCCACGCTCCGTCTTCGTCAGAAGAACGCGAAGCCTTTTGCGAACGGCAAGTTCAGGGGTTACGCGCATCCGAACGCGCTGCACATGCTCAAAGCCGATCCTGCTTACCAGGCTTACACTCAGCCCCAGTATGCGGACAAAACGATGATGAATGGGTATGTGACCTCGACCGATGGTGTCGACTGGGCTACTTCCACCCTCTGTCCTCGTTATGCCGCTACTGCGCACTCTGTCAACCTTAGCTTTATCTGGGGACAGGGCGCTTGGGGCGTGACGGAGGCTCTGGGCGGGCTGGAGATGTTCATCATCACTGGCGTTGACAGCGGCAACCTCGTGGCGACTTTGTCTACCTTTAGCTATAAATATACCGGAATTGCGGCGGCACTCAACCCGTCAGCCGGTGTTATTTTGGCTAGCCATGAGCTCTTGTAATCGTCGACGGTAAAATGTAAATACCCACCGCGACATATATAAAATATGTCGCGGTGGGTAAATACTAAAAAGGTGTATATATGAAATATTGCACAAGATGTAAAATTGAAAAACCGCTAACTGAATTTAATAAACAGGCCGGACTGAAGGATGGGCTTACATATAAATGCAAGCCGTGCGCGTCGGCGTGTGCAAAAGAATGGGCGAATAAGAATCGAGAGTATGTTCGTGAATACTGCAGAAAAAAATACGCAATGAATCCTCAGCCTAAAAAGGATTCCGCAAAACGATATCGTGAGGCGAATTTAGATAAAGCAAGAGAGGCGAACAAAAAGTGGCGCATGAAAAATAAGGAAAAGGCCAGAGACAAATTTCTTTTTGTCAGATATGGGCTTTCCACTGAAAAATATGAGTCCATGTTCAAATCCCAAAACGGCGGATGCAGGTCGTGCGGAAAACAAAGTTTAGATGGCAAGCGTCTTTTTGTTGACCATGACCATAACACCGGAACGGTTCGTGGCCTTCTCTGCCATCATTGTAACGCCGGGATAGGCCATTTCTTCGACGATCCATTTCTTCTTCAGTGTGCCATAAAGTATTTGACAGAAAGCAATAAGGAGACCGTATGAAACTAATAAAATCCCTAGCCTTCCTCTTCGCTCTTTTCTTGGCCGACAACCTTTTAGCCATTGAAAGCGACGCATACAAATATTCTCAGTTTAACTCGACAACGACCGTATCGATAATCCCGGTTAAGCTTCACAGCATTAGCGTAACGGCCCCTTTGCCGGTTGCTTTTACTGTCTACGACAGCACGGCCTCGACCGTCACGTCTCCCATTATTGCTGTCTTTTCTACCTCGACTGTCGGTGGTACTTACATTTTTGACGTTCAAACTCAAAACGGATTGCAGGTCAACGAAGCGGCAAGCGGGTCTCAAGTTACGGTCAGCTTTCGATAAGGAGATTAAAAATGAAACGGATTTCACTTGCAGGGTTTTTGGTTGGTCTTCTTTCTTCGGGAGCTTTCGCCGGTCCAGATCCCAGAGGGATTTTGGAGCTAGAGGGCTACGGCAACTCGGATGTGGCTGGGATTACATCTAAACGTGGCCGTAATGACTTCACGATCAAGGAGACTTTGGCTTCCGGGGATAAGCTGTTTTATATCTACGGGTATGGCTATAACGGGACTGCTTTTGGAACGAATGCGGCGGCGTCCATCGAGTTTACCGCTAACCAGGCGTGGACTTCGACGGCCAATGGAACGAAGATCGTATTTAAGACCACCCCTGACGGCACGGCGACACCTGTTGCCGGGATGACTATTGACGATGATGGGAATGTGACGATCCTTGGGGCTCTTACTGTCGGAACGATGGCTTCGAGCCTTGGGGTTTTGGTGGCGACTCAGACCATTGCCGCTGCCGGGACCGTTGCCGCTGATGCCTGTGGTTCTATAAAGCGGATCTCCTCCGCTGGCGTTGTTACCTCTTCCACCACGACGACCTTTACCGCTCCTTCCGCTTCCAACGCCATGTGTGTAATGGACGTGTGCAATGTTGGCTCCAACAACATCACCCTCGACAACAATACGGCCTTTAAGTCTATCGGTGGGGCCGACATTGTCCTTACGCCTGACGACTGCACGCGGGTTGGGCAAGTGGGAGGGTATTGGACGAGCCTTGGCTCTTTGGTTGCCAACTAAAAAGAAAAGGAGAGCGCATGAAATTTAGCTTCATCATTCCCGTCTACAAGAAGGCCCCGGAGACGTTCAGGAATTGCCTGAAATCTCTATTCAATATGTCTCATAAGGACATGGAAGTCATTTGCGTGTTCGACGGCCCAGATCCGGTTCTGGAGCCAATCGCAGATGAATTCCCTATCACCAAAAAGGTGGTGATTGAACATGGGGGCGCTTGTAAGGCCAGGAATGAGGGGGCCAAATTTGCGACTGGTGATTTCCTCTCATTTTGGGACGCCGACTGCTTCGCTGAACCTGAGATGTCGGCCATGTGGGAGATGACGCTGAAGGATAACCTAGACTGCGATTTCTGCTATTCGGGGTACGCCTGGGCCGATCCGAACATGAAAGGGTTTGAATCCGAACCTTTCGATCCTTTCACGCTTGAGCATTACAACTACATTGCCTCCATGTTCCCTCTAGCCAAGGACAAGTTCCCTGGATGGGACGAGTCTTTGACTGGCATGCAGGACTGGGACTACTGGCGTCGAGTGGTTCGCGCCGGGAGCAAGGGAGCCTTTATCCCCGGCTTTGGTTTCGTTACCGAAGTTCCTGGAGCCGATAGCATTTCAGGCTCTAAGAGCGAATCTGAGCATTTCGATAAGACTAAGGCCCGTATTGAGGCTGTCAGAAAAAAACTAGGCGATCCTGAGCGCGACGTTGTTGTTCATGGGCTAACCTATAAAAGAGATACGGGGTTTGCTGCCAAGGTTCTAAACGCGGACTTCATCTGGAACCCGTTTTGGTTGGTCAAGCCATACAAGCTTTCTTTGATGATGGGTTTCCACCCCCAGAGCCTTGACATCTCACGGAAGATGCTGGACCGAACCGGAAAAGATACCAAAAGGGCAATTTATTGGATGGGAATGGACGCCGAAGCCTTCTACACGGCTCCTTACTGGCAAGTCAAGACGGTCTTAAAGGATTTTGACGACAAAATCAATTTTCATTTCTGCAACGAGAAACGGACCTACGACATTTTGACTGATATGGGAATTTTCCCTGAAATCGTTCCATTCCCCTACGATGCCGAAAAAGAGGGGATAAAGTTTCCCGACAAGTTCAAAGTCCTTGTTTTGACGGATGACGTTTACGAGAAGGTTATCCATGGCGTTATTAAAGCCATGCCGGAAGTGGAGTTTACCCGTGTTGTTCCTGACACCTATTACAACATGATGGATTACACGGTCAGCCTACAGTACACCAAGAATCCCCGCCTGGACAACAACTCCCGGAACTTCCTTATCAAGGGCCGCTACCTTATCTCTAATGTGGACGTTCCTCATTCTGGATACCTGCCTATCGGAGACGATCCGGTCAAGTTCAAGAACGACATCATTAACCGGATTCGTGAACTAAAAACGGAGAACAGGCCCAACATGGAGGCTCGGAACTTCTACCTTGCGGAGGCGTCACCGGAGAACTTCAGGGCCAAGATCCTGAGCATTTTGGATCGGGAGGCCGTGGCATGAAGCCCCCTAAAGCGTCCTTTGTAATCCCCTGCTACAACGGGCAAGCTTTCTTGGCCGAGACTATTCAGTCCTGCCTGGATCAAACCGAGGGACGGATTGAGATTATCGTTGTAGACGATGGGTCAACGGACGGGACTGCCGACATCTTAACGCACTTCCAATACTTGGACGAGCGTGTTAATGTCATCCGCCTTGAAAAGAATATGGGCAGATCCAATGCCAGGAACAGGGGAATCGAGGCCGCTCAATCAGACATCATCTTGACCCTGGATGCAGACGATATTTGCCTCCGCGACCGAGTAGAGAAGACACTGAAATATTTCAAGAAAAACCCTGGCATAGACCTGATGTATAGCGACTGCAACAACGTGGATGTCTGGGGGGACCTGATTATTTACCAGGACCAGCAGGGGCGACAGACGGACACGGTCCCGGCGTTGCCGTTCGATATAGAGCGCCTACGGAAAACGCTGAACACTTACATTCCAGCGCATAGCGGCCTATCTTATAAAAAGTCCGTTTTTGAGAAGGTCAAATATTCAGGCGGCGATTGGTCCGACCACTGTATAGATGACTGGAAGTTTGAGCTTGATTGCTACAACGCTGGATTCCGATTTGGGGCGCTGAACCGTGTTCTTGTTCGCTACCGCTTTATTCCCAAGACGCGGGACGAAGAAAAGATCAAGCAACTGAAAGAGGCGGCTTTAGCGTGAAGAAAATCAACCTTCTTCACATTTGTACAGAAGTCGGTGGGGTGAACTGGTTCAGATCGAAAATGCCTCATGATGCCATCAAAAGGCATTGCAAACGGATTGACCCGGCCATCATCTATTACGACCCTCGCCTTATCCAACGCAAGACCGAGGGGGACGTCATTCAATGGGAATGTGAGCTATACGGAGACAAGGGGTGGTCTGTCCGGGCCGACATTTCCCAGGCTGTGGGATGGGCCGACATTGTTGTCTGGATGGGCCTTCACTCTCCTGCCTCTCTTGACCTTTTCAAGTGGTGCCGCCTCCGGTATCCGCACGTTAAACACTTGATGGAGATTGACGACTACCTCCTTTCTTCTGCCAAGAGCAACCCCGCTGCTGGAGAGGTCTACCGCTACGGAGGCGATCTAGCCAAAATTGGTTTAGAGCAAATGAGAATGTCGGACGGTCTCATCGTCTCTACTCCCACGCTTGCCGAACTTTACAAACCATACGCCAAGAAAATATTCGTTGTTGAGAACGTCATGGATCTCAGTCTTTGGCCGAAGCGGAAGAAGAACAAGAAACTGACGATTGGATGGATTGGTGCCGGGTCACATGATGAAGACCTTGCCCTACTCAAAGGCGTTGTTCAGAACGTTCTAAACAAACATAACGACGTGGAATTTATGATCGTACATGGTGCGCCCGAGTTTTTCAAGCACAAGCCGGATTGCGAATATTTGGCTAACCCTCGCCACCCCTCCTACAAGAAGCTCCAGCGTTGTCCAAAATGCAAAGGGATTCCAGGCGTCAACTGGACGCACGATTTTAAAACCATAGACAAATACCCCAAGTGGGCCGCGTCTTTTGGATTCGATATCGGGCTGGCCCCTCTTGTTGATCTTAACTTCACTCGCGGCAAATCAAACCTTCGCTGGCTTGAATACTCCGCCATGGGAATTCCAACAATTGCCAGCCCCTTGAACCATTTCAAAGAAACGATTGTAAACGGAAAAACGGGGATCATTGTAAAAGACAACTCGGAGCAGTCTTGGATGGAAGCCATTGAAAGCCTAATTGAGAATAAGGATTTGAGAGAAACAATCGGTAAAAATGCCAGGGCCGAAGTAAAGGAGAATTGGTCTTTGTCCTCTATGGCAAAGAAATATATGAAGGCAATCGAGGGGTTAAAAGATGCCAAGCATGACTCGGTCGGAGTTGGTCACGCGGATAGCGCTGTTGATCGGGGACCCGAGCAACCAGAGGTTCACAACTTCGCAGTTACAGGCTGAAATCCAGCGCTGGCAAGAACAGTTTGTTCTGGACACAAAATGCCTTGTTGACGTTGATACCGACTCTATTGTTGCCGGGACTCGGTCTTACGATTTGCCTACGGACATCCTGGACACGGTGAGAGTCGCTGTCAATGGAATAAAGCTAGAGCGGACCTCAAAATATGACCTGGACGTATTAAACAACCAGGATTGGTCTTCTTTTACTGGAACCCCCACCAAGTATTACATCGACTTGGACCCAAACAATAAGAAGATCATTTTTGACCGAACCCCGCAGAGCGGGGATGCTGGGACAAACAATTTGATTCAGGAATATATCAAGCTTCCTCCTGCGCTGTCTTCTGACTCGGATGTCCCATTGGACGGCCATACGCTTCTTGGGGCCTACCACGACGCCATAGCTTACGGCGCGGCTGCTTCTCTTTTGAACATCCAGCCTGACCAGGCAGCCCTAGTTATGGCGGGACAGTACGAAAAGAAATACATGAAGTCTGTTGACCACTGTATTGAAAACTTCAAAAACCTTGGGAATCCAAGCCCTATTAATATTTATCGGGGCAGGAACCCCTCTAATCTTGGCCGATAGAATGAAACTAAGCCGCTTCCTTCCGTTCTTCGTTTTTCTTCTTCCGGCATCAATAAAGGCAGAAACCCAGACCATCGGCGGGAAATGGCTAGGCCTACACAATGCCGACGCCTCGATGCTGATTGATGACAACGAGGCGCAAAGTCTCCAGGACGTTGATCTATGCGTCAACGGTGCCTGTATTAGGAAGCGCGACGGTTACGCGCTTTTTAGGACGATCGGGGTATCTACCCACCCTGTGCGAGGGGGCTATTACTTCCGAGACGTTGCTGGAGTCGACACCATCGTCTTTGCCAATGACCGGAGCATTTATGAATCGGTCGATTCCGGGGCTTTCTCAGCTTTCGTTACAACTGACACGTCTCGGAGTTATTACGATTTCACCGACTCCAACGGCTATTTGTGGCGGGCAAACAGCAATCGGGACGAGATCGTCAAATATGACGGCACGACGAAGACCTATTACCCTTCCGCGCCAAAGGGGAACCAGATCGAGGTTCTCCCGGACCGCCTTGTCATTTCCGGCACAACGGCGAACCCGAACCGAATCAACTTCTCGGCTTCCGCAGACTTTACGGACTTTGCCACCGGCCTTTTGGAGACGTCCGCCTTCACTGAAGACATTGGCCTTCCGGGACAGTCCATAAACGCCATTAAAGCGGCTTGCAATGGGATCTTGGCCTGGAGCAAGGATTCCATGTCTCTTGTAACCGCTCAGACCCAGTTTGACCTTAGCCCGACGGTTGAGATATCCCACACGGTTGGAACGGTTCAGCCCAACACGGTCATAACGGACCTGGGAATGGTCTATTGGCAGGGCCAAGACAACCATTTTTACTCCTACGACTGTAATGGGATGCGGAAGATATCCGAGAAGCTTGACGTCTCCGGGTTCGCCGGTGGCTCCGCCAAAAGCTGGCAGCAGACTACCGAGGCAGATTTTGAGGCCGGGACTGAAGTGCAAACAACGGACAATATAACATCCGGGTCCGTCCTTCTTTCCACCTGGACCGAGACTGACACGACCACGGCTGATTTCTCGGCTGGCTCTACGTCTAATACGTCGGTTATTAGCAACCGGGTTTATCTTTCTACAAATAACACGAACATCAACAACAACAGCTTTGAAAATGGCACGTCTAGCGATCTTGATAACTGGACAGAGGGTTCGCCCGGGCCATCGAAAGTAAGTTCTGATTCTAATTGTCCTTCTTTAAGTCCTTATGATGGCTCATATTTTTTAAGTTATGGTGCTGTGAATCATTCTAATTCGACAGTTTATATAAAAGACGTTAGTGGTAATACATTAACTTCCTACTCGTTTTCTGGAAATTCCGATGGATTGTTTGGTGCCCTTGCGCCCCCAACGGCCTCGCCGTGCTCTTGGGAAGAGAAAACATTTGATTTATCTGCTTATGTAGGCAGATGGATATACATCTCTCTAGAAAGGGGTGGTGGTGGGACTGAGATATCAGATACTTTTTTGTGTTCCGGTGGGACTCTTTCTTATAGGATAACATATTTTACATTTGCAAACGGTAGTTATAGAGCATACTATGATTATTTTGTAAATGGCAGGTCAACTATTTATACTGGAACATTCACATCCGCCGCAATGGACACATCTTTTTCAACTGCGTCTTTCATTGGGTCGGCCAATTCCACGGCTAATAGTCATTCTATCACCTGGCAAACTCAAAACTCTTCCGACGGCTCTAGCTGGGACTCCGCCCAGTCTTGGACACCTGAAAGCGCCCCTACCACAGCGAATAAGCGGTATATCCGTTACGTAGCAACCTTGTCTACTGGCGGGACCACTAACGGAACAGCCCTGCCTTACATAGACGATGTTACTTTTGTCGCTCGGGCCGCTACCGGAACGTTTGTCAGCCAGGACAAGAACATCGGAGCGAACGCGACTTCTTTTGGTCCTTTTGGAGTAAACGACGCTGCCAACGGCGGGGCCATCGTTTATGCGATTCGGACGGCCTCCACGCAGGGAGGGCTTTCCGCCGCAGCCTGGACCACCGTAACAGACCAAAGCCTTATTACCGCCACGATCAATCCATGGCTTAACGTTCGGGCTTCTTTCACGGGGGCCTATACAAGCACTCCTACCCTCAATGATTTTACGGTTCAATGGAATGAGGGGACGATTACCAGGAACCACGGGACCATAGACAAAGACCATCGCTTGATTTGGAGTGTTGCCGAAGGGACGGCCACAGTTCCAAACGTCTCTTATATTTACGACCCGCGTTTCGATACGTGGCTGAAATACAGCTTCGGCCTGGACGCCCCTGCTAAGGTCGGAGACGTCAACTACTTCGGAAGCACCACCTCTGGGAACGTCTACATTTGGCCTTCCGGCACAACGGACAACGGGAGCGCGATAACGGCGTTCTGGAAATCCAAGGACTTTGTAGCTCCTGACCCATTCGTTGAGAAGGATTTCAAGAAATACAGCTTCCTTTCCAAGTCTCAGTCCGGCTCGAACATCGACATTACATACACGATCAACGGGGCTTCTTCTGGGACGTCCAATAACTTCAGCCTGACGGATTCCGCGAGCCTTGGGTTTAAGAGGATCAACGCCAATCTGCCAGCCGGGAAATTCGGAACGTTCATAAACTGGAAGTTCGGAAATGACGACGCTGATTCACCTTTTGAAATTTATGCCTTTGGCTATGAGACTACACCACGGCCTTGGCGGGTTTTACCATAGGAGAAAAGAATGTCCGAAGTTAAAACGGAAGATAAGATTCCAAGTTACGATCAGAAAAAATTTATCGAGTACATCGTTCAGCCCGGATCATTTAATGGCATTCGTTCTGGTGGGATTACTCTTGGCGATGTATATAAGGCCGGAAGCCTTATTGGGGCCAACAATGAACAAAGGAACCTAGCGGCACAACTTTCTGCAAAGGGTCTTGGCGGGATGACGGTAAATGATTTTAACAATTCCATCCGAGACATAAACTTTGTTCAGCAATACGGTCTTGGTAATACCTTCTCTTACACTGACCTTGCTAAGGAGGCATTGCAATCAAATCCCAATTTTGACCCAAATGATTCCCAGGCTATTAGCTCCTTTGCTCAAGATTTAGAAAAAAGAGGTTTAGACAATACAAAACGAGAAGACATTAGGACTCTTGCCACTACCCAGTCCACCCAAAGGCAGGTAGATAAAGCAGTCAATCCTGGGAAATATCTTGCCCCAGATCAGATAGCTAAAAACCAGCAAACTGCTCAGAGGCTTGCTCAACAGTTCGGACAAGACGACCCGGACCTTGTTTCTTTTCTTTCTGACAGAATTGCAGAGGGCGAGAGCGCCTTCGAGCTTTCTCAGTTTTTGCAAACCACGCCACAATACCTCAAGAAGCAGTCCGAAACAGAGAATTCCAGGGTTCAAGAAGAATCGGCCGCTGCTAGACAGGCTCTTGATGCGGAACTGCTTAAAAGCGAGGAAGAGACTTTTTCTAGAGCCACCCCTGGAATCATCTCTAGTTATATGCGAGCAGGTCGTTTGGACTCTTCGGGGCTCCAAAATGCTCTCGCCAAAGCAAGAGGGGATCTTGCTAAAGAGCGCCAAGGGTTTCTCGCTAATGCGGCCTATAATGATTCTATTCGATCTCAGGGTTATAAGCGGGAAGATTTTGTTGGAGCCAATAGCCAAGCATTTAACCAATACCTCAGACAGAATGAACCATCCTATCAACAGCGGTTCAATTTGCAGGGAGTATCTAATAATCTGAATTACCAACAACCATTCAACAACCTAAATCGATATTACAACCTTAACGATCAGGCAAGGCAGCGTCAATATGAACTTGAAGACTATGACCGCCAGCAGAGTGACTTTAACCGATACCTGAGCGAGTCCAGAAAGGGTCAACGCGAATCAGCGCTTTACGGCCTTCTTGGGGCCGGGATTGGCGCTGGTATCCAAGGATTCATGAGGAGATAACATGGCTAGACAATTTCAACCGCCTACGCAGATTCGGCAAGCGCCTACGAAAGAGGAGGCGCTCTTAGCTCCTATAACTAACACCATTCAATCTCTACCGGCTCTTTACGACCAGTATAAATTACAGCGGATGCAACAGGCCATGGCCCTCAAAGAGCAAGAGTTTAAACAGAGAGATCTTGAATCAAGGCTTGGAACTGGTATTTATGAGAACGTCCAACCCGGAAAGGTTTTGTCCTCTCCACCCCCCACAGCTGGCCCAGAGGAACAGTTGTTCGGCGCTGAGATATCGCCTCCGACTTTTAGTGAGGAGACGTTTGATCAAAAAAAGAAAAGAGTCGGGACAGAAGGATTAAGGGCTGAGACAGATTATCTAACTGCCACGGCCAAATCAAAAGAAGTTACAGGGCAGAACAATGACAAAAACTTCACACAGGAAAATCAGTTAAGGACGCAATATCTAGGACAGATCAAAGACTTTAAGACGGTTAGGGATTCTTTCAGCCGTCTGAAGGCGTCTGCGAAAGACCCGTCCGCTGCTGGCGACTTGGCGCTGATTTTTAATTACATGAAGATTCTTGACCCAGGCTCTACTGTGAGAGAGGGTGAGTTTGCTACGGCGCAAAACGCCGCCGGAGTAGATCAAAGAACGATTGCTCTATACAACAAGATATCAAAAGGCGAGCGGATGTCTACAGCTCAACGAGCCGATTTCCTTGACAGGGCTGGACGCCTTTATGGAAGCCAAGAGGATGTTTACAAAAAAGAGGCGAAAGAATTTAAGCGCGTTGCAGAAAAGGCCGGGCTTGACCCAGACCAAGTTGTTTTAGATATGGTTTTGGATCAAAGCCGAGGCGTTCCGCAAGGAGAATCTGCGGCTCCGATTCAAGGGGGCGCGGTAGAGCATGACGAGGCTCTCTCTTGGGCCAAATCAAATCCAAATGATCCAAGAGCGCAAAGGATTCTAAAACTCCATGGCCTTTGATCCCGATCAGTATTTAGCCAAATATGAAAACAAGCCTTCTCCCGGGGGATTTGATCCCGACGCCTATCTAGCTACTTATGAGAAGCCAAAGAGTGGCGGGTCTGAATTTGCGGCCGGACTTGTAGACTCTCTTAATCCTGATGTAAATGTCCCCAAAGCGTCAGCTCCAGGTATTTTTTCACGCCTTCTTACTGCCTCTAAGGAGGCCGCCTTAGCTCCTATCGCCCCGTTTATTCCTAGCCTTCGCAAGAGGCTTCTTTCTCCACAGGTGGGCCAGTATGGGCCGTCCAAGTTCTTAATGGAAGAGGGACGAAGGCTCAGTAACGTGGTTGACCCATTGGTTGAAGGGGCTCCCGAATCAAAGTTTTCTCAAGAGAATCCATACATTGGAGCAGCCGTGACTCTTCCGGCCCGGGGTTTAAAAGCCATTGTCCCGCAAGGATTGACCCCCAGAGGGGCAGCTGAAACTATTGGGAATCAGGCCGTTGGTGAAGTTCTAATTAACCCCGCCATATCCGCTGCTGGCGGTGTGGTGGCTAAAACAGCGGAAAATATCGCGGGGCCAGCGGCAAGAAGGGCTTTAGGATTTATGAAAACACAACTTAACAAGGTGCAAGGAGGCGTTCCGAGGGCTAACGCTGTCGGACAGGAGATGCTTGACCAGGGAGTAATTACACCGTTTGCTACCCCGGAGAAGATGCTTTTAAAAGCGGAAGCTCTCAAGAAGTCTTCCGGGGAAGCTATTGGAAATGTAATCAGCGGCATAGATAAAGCTTCCACTCCTAAGATTAACGTGCAAACCGTTGCTGATGAAGTTTCAGACCAACTTTTGAATAGGCTAGGACCTTCAGCGACTGATTCTGAAATGAAAATGGCTCAGGAAGTCGTTGATAGAATAGCAGCTTATGCCAACAAGGACGGAAAACTTACTTTTAAGGGGGCGCAAGAATTAAAGCAACTTCTCCAAGAACGAGGGAAAAAGGCATTCACTGACCAGGGGACAGAAAGCATTCGCAAAGAGCTTTATGCGAAAGCCTCTGGGATTGTGAACAGAGCGATTAAAAGGGGTCTCGGGGAAGCCGGGGAAGAGCTTTCTGGTTCTGGGGCATTAGACAAATATCTAAAAGCGAACCTTACTAAAGGGAAGGCCAATGAAGCAGTTGGCTCATTGGAAGATTTAGTCAAAAGACGTGCCGGAAATAATCAAGTTTCATTGACAGACTGGGTCTTAGGTTCGGGAGCCCTTGCCGGTGGTCTCGCTACTGGAGAGGGCGCTAGTGGAGCAATCGCGGCTGGGACTATTGTTGCTGTAAAGAAATTTCTTAACGCTTACGGGAATCAACTGACAGCCACGGGAGCTAACGCCTTAAAGAGTCTGGTTGAAAAAAACCTTGTTCCAACAAGTCTTGCCCAGGCAGTTCCATCCACAGCAATGGCGTTCGTTGAAAGGCTTAACAAAGGCGAGCTCCCGGCTCCTACAGGATTTTCTGGAATCATTGCCAGGGCCAAGGCGCGTTTAAATGAGTCTGGCAAGGACCTGCGTCCTACACCAAATGGGTCCGGTGGAGAAAAAATCGACGGTTCCAGCCTCTCTGACTTCGTAAGAAAAGCCAAAGTAGGGACCAAGTTTACCTACCAAGGCAAAACATTCAAAGTAGTCCCACAACCAGGCCGAGACAAAAACACCCTCTCCAGCTTAACCCCGGAGCAAAGGAGGCTCTATGCTTCGTCGAAGTCTGCTTATCGCGGCGCTAATACTTTCGCTCGGGCATAAGCTTTTTGGGGCATCTGAGCGAAGAATCAGCCTAGACCTTGACCAGGCGGATGTTTCGGCTATTAACCAGAACTTCAATAACATCAACAACGAGCTAAGGAACATGGTTCATAAGACTTCGACTGAAACGATTCATGGATATAAATACTTCATTAATCCGGTCGATTTCGGAACGGTCACGGCAGATTCGGGAACAATCACTTCTTTTAATGCAACGAGCGCTTCAGTGACAAATTTAACAGCAACGACAGGAACCATAAATAACATCGTCTCATCCAGTATTGGGACAGACCAGGTGGCATACAGCAACGGGACGAAGCTTGTTGGGTCCTCTGGTTTCACCAATAACGGATCGACTCTAGCATATACGACATCCGCAACGTTCGCCACTTCTAGCGGAAATGTTGGCATTGGGACGACGAGCCCGGAGAGCAAGCTTGAAGTTCAGGGCCTAGAAGGTGCTGACGCTGCATTAACTCTTGATGCAGACGACGGGGACGACAATGCGGACACATGGTTTATAACTTCTCAGGCTTCGGACAATGATTTAACAATCAAGAATCATACAACAGAATTAATGAGATTAAACGACGACGGAAAAGTCGGCATAAACACAACATCTCCAAATGAAAAACTTGAAGTTGTTGGCGGAAACATAATTATTGGTCAAGGTGGATCAAATAATACGTCTATTGGATTTTATAAATTTGGGACCGGATCGGCAGATGACAGGTTCTCAGGGATAGAAGGCTTCCGGGGAGCAGACGCCGCACAAATCGACCTAAGATTTTACACATACGGCGGAGATGGCGATCACGGGGAAAGGGTAAGAATCCAGAACAATGGTAAAGTCCATATCCGTCCGTCAGGAACTCCAGACGTTGAGCTTGAGATTAGTAATGGAGCATCTACTGGTGGCGGGACCGCCCACGCCGCTAGTTTTGCCGCTCACTCTTCAAGGGATTTAAAGTCCCACATTCGGTATTTGAACAACGGAGAAAAACTCGTCCTCTATAACGACGTAAAGAACCTTAAACCCGCAGAGTTTAGGTACAAGATTCATAGAAGCTCCACCACAGATGAGCTTATCGAAGATCCTACCGGCCCACTTCGTAATGGACTAATCCTTGAGGATGTTCCTCCCTCTTTACGTAAACCATACGACAATGACGCTATTTCCCTTAATGACCAAGTCTTTATTTTACAAGCGGCCATCCAGGTCTTAATCCAGAAAGTTGAAGCCTTGGAAGCAAGGCCTTAATGAGGTGGGATAAAGCAATCGCTTTTGTCCTTTCTTATGAGGGCGGCTACGTCAACGATCCCAGCGACCCCGGTGGCGAAACGAATTTCGGTATCAGTAAACGGGCCTATCCAAACGTAGACATCAAGGCCATGACCCGGGAAATGGCGTCTGAGATTTACAAGCAGGACTATTGGAACGCCTGTAGATGTGGAGAGCTACCGGACAGCATGGCGATAGCCGTGTTCGATTGTGCGGTGAACCAGGGCGTCAAGACGGCTTCCCGGCTGCTACAAATAGCCGTCGGAACGACGGTTGATGGAATCATAGGCCCCAAGACTGTCCTTGCCTCATTCAAGGGGGGCCAAAAAGCCGTGGTCCGGTACTTGCTCCAAAGAGCGAAGAGTTACATGCAGATCAAAAACGTTGTGACATTCGGGGCAAACTGGGGGGAACGCCTTGTCCGACTGGCTGAAATCGTTATTGAAGACGACGATAAGAAGGCGTGGATTTAAGGTCTCCTGGAACATATTTTTCGGCGGTCCGGATTTGGAATTAGAAATAGATAAGGGGGTCTCCCGTGGGACTAATTTCAAACTTGAAGACGATCTGGAAAAACAGGAGTGCGATCAAAGCAGTCTCAAAGGCGGTCAATGAAGTAAAGGAGGGGAACTTGAAAAGCGGATGGAAAACTACTGAGTTTTGGCTTACCGTGCTGACGAATGCGGGGGCCATTGTTACTGCCCTTAATGGTGTTTTGGACCCTAAGACTGCCGCCATTATCATGGCTGTTGTCAATGGGGTTTATTCTGTCCTTCGCGCCGCTCTCAAGTCTGGGGCGCAGGAGGAGAAGACCGCCTAGTGCCTGAGCTAAACTCCATAATTCCATCGTTTGATTGCTGGGTCCGGGCCGAGTACCTATACAACCTTGAGAGTCATAAGGGCGAATTTGTACAAGCCCGGGCTTTTGGCATCTCAAGTATCCAGGGGAGGGCTATAGGGTTCCATGTCCTAGATGAGCGTGGAGCGTGTATATGGCGCCTTCCTATAAACAGCTTAGTGACAAATAAAAATGCCCCAGACTTACCGTTAGACCATCTTGAGTTATGGGACTGTTTCAGCTATCAGGTTTCCGTCACAGAGTTTGATCACCTCTCCGGAAGGCGCTGTCAGGCCATCCTTAAGGACGCCAGTAAACATGAGGGGCGCTATAAATTCACTGTGGACTGGTACGGGAGCGAATACGCAGAAGGTGTCGGGGACAGCGGCCACAAGTGCGCTCACATCATAGACCTGGACAACGGTTGTCTATGCGCCCTTCCGAACAATAGGATCTTATGGGCGGACCCTGGAATTATTGAAAAGCCGTTTGAGAAGAAGCCGGACTACAAAACGAACACTCACATTTTCTCTGTTGAAAATAAGTCCAAGTGGTCTGCTGGAGAAGGGATGTTTTATGATGTCACTCTGAGGTAGAGGCCATGCTAGAGGGAAGGGAAGAATCTAGGGATATCCTCATAGAACTGAGGACGGACGTTAAGCACATGCTCCAAACAATGGGGAGCTTGAAGGCCTCCGATATCAAACAATGGGAAAAGCTGGACGATTTAGGGCAGAAGGTCGAGGGCCACAGGGCTTCGATAGGATCTCTTACCAAGGGATTCTGGGTGGCCATCGGAGCGCTTGTCTCAAGCGCCGGGGGTGTGCTTGTATGGTTAGTGACTCATTGACTACTTTGGCGGTTTCATGCCTTTGTTGGTCTTCCAGAAATAATAGATAGCGATTACTCCCAAAGCAATTGTCAACGCGAAAGCCAGCTTAACGATCATTTGTTTCCCCTAGCCTGAGATCCCGCGTGCTTCCGATTTTGGAAGCATGGATGAAATAGATTGTCCTGTCAATGGGTTTATTTATAGGCTGGCACTTGGATTCCAAGAGAAATCAATGTTTTGTCAGTTACCGTGCTTCCGGCCCGCTCATGCTCCCCGCGAATGTTGAATAAGGGGAAAAGCTTCTCATTATTATCTCCCAACCACCAGCCTAAGAACTCTGCGTAGACATTCATGGTTATCTCCTGGCCTCTCATTCCCTCACCACTAGTATATTTCATAATGAAATACAATACAAGGGGTAAGTATGCCACAGCAGTAAATTTACACTTCGTTTACATTACGGCTTTCTTTCTAGGGGATCTTCTAGGTGGGACAGGAGCAGCCGGAACATTTCTGATTTCGTCATCCCTCTTTCATTGGCTGCTTTCTCCAAAAGGTAGAACTCCCTTTCGGTCATCCGAAACATCATGGTTTTCTTGCGAGGGACCTTTCCTTTCACGGGACAAGTATAGCCCTTTGAAATACGGCATGCAACCCCCGCTGATTTGCTATAACCCCGGCATGTCAAAAACCATGAAAATGGATTGTGCCGTTTTTGTGCTGTTTTCGACCGAACCCAGCGTTAAGGCTCTTTCTCCGTCTTTACGCCGCATTTCAGTGTCTTGCGCGATTTATCGACGGAAAATAGAAAAAACAGGCGCTCTTTGAATTTATGGGCGGGTGGCGGAACTGGCAGACGCACAGGACTTAAAATCCTGAATACAGATCGACGGTAAGCGTGTTTTTATTGTGCTGTTTTTGTGCTAACGGAACTGGAATTTGCGGGCTTCCCGCTTCAAATGCTCTAAGACGAGGCCCTTGTAGCCCATCGTCGTTTGAATGGACTGATGCCCAGCGGAGTCCTTGACGGCTGTAATCTCCATTCCAGACATCAAGGCGTGGGTGATAAACGTCTTTCTGAGGTCGTGGACTGTAACGTCCCTAAGGCCCGCCCGGACCAAGCATCTCTTCATGATGTTGTAGACCGAAAAGCGGGTATGAGCCTTTCCGCCCCTTTTGAAGATTAGCCCATCCCTTTTAAGGACATCGGTTTGGGCTAGATGTTCCACAACTTCTTTCATGAGCGGAACTTGCCTCTCCTTGTGTCCCTTCCCATAGAAGCTGACCCACCCCATCTTAAGGTTAAAATGACGGCTCTCCAGGATAGCAACCTCGCTCTCCCTTGGCCCCTCGTACAGGAAGATGATTGCCATCAAATAGGCATCCGGGTATGAGTCTTCCTGGCAAGAGGAAAGGAAAGCCTTGACCTCTTTCCCCATAAGGAACCTGGGGGTCTTTTGCGTTCCGGCAAACTGCTTGAGACCAACAAAAGGAGAAATTGGAAGGTACCTCCACGACACCGCCTTGTTAAAGGCCGTCTTCAGGTGCCTATAGTGAACGTTGGCATTGCCAGGGCTAGTCTCTTGGGCTACAGACGTAAGATGGGATTCCATGGTCTTAAAATCAATAGAGGACAGACTACGGCCCTCATGAGCTTTAGAGAATGGCTCAATAATGCTCTTGTCTTTTTCGTAAGTTTTTGGATCTCTGCACGTTTTCTTGCGGTGGGATAAATACTCTTTGAGAAACGTATCCAGCTTCAAATAGGGGGAACTCATCCCAGATGCCCCAAACAAGCGGGCCTTGTCCTTCTCTCCCTTTAGAATCCCAGCCTCATCCTCATCTTCCGTTTTAAGTGATTCTCTCCGGGTTTCTCCATTCTCAGCCCATCGTATCCACCAGTATGGGCTTCCCGGCCTCTTGTAGATGGTGGACATAGACCCTACGGTAATGGAACAAGAACTATTGTTCCACCAGAATCCTTCACACGTATTTCCCCAGCGCCATACTCAACAACCATCCCATTTTTTAAGATTACGTAATAATCTGCCCGATCCATGGCCCATCCACTTGCTAGTCGATGGGAGTATTTCAAGGCCTCAAAATCACCTTCTCTTTTAAATCCGTCTGGGTTGCCAAGAGTGTCTATGACTTCGGCTTTGCTCATTCCTTCCCTCACGCGAGACATTCTTTCCCCAATGGTTGCACAAGCTATTAGGAAAACAGTCGAGAGGACTGACCCTAAAACTATTTTGTTCATCTTTCCTCCCTCTTGATTTATTTTACGGTCTAACCTAAACTTCTCTTGGCTTTAACGGTGCCTCGTTTTTTGGGGCGGCTTCCCTACAAGGGGGGCTCTTGTCAGGACCGGAAAGGTCGCTTGCTCACCTTACCCGCAAGGGTTTGGGGGGTGGCGGTCGTCCGGGTTGCTGACAAGTGCTCGTACGATACGTACCCCCCTGCTCTTGCGGTTCCGAACTACCACCGTAAGCCTGTTCCCACAAAAAAAATGATAATTGGACATTCTGTTGCATACAATCCCATGGCGGGGCTACTTAGGTCATGGGAGATATGTGTGAAACCTGTAATAATTATCATAGAGGATGATCCGATAACATTGGAAATGCTTGTTTCGTTCTTTCGCAACTCAATTTACGAGGTTCGGCCCGCTTCAGACGGTTTAAGCGCATTAAGCAAGTTAGATGAGAATGTCAAATTGATTATTACTGACCAGGAAATGCCCGGATTGTATGGTTCTGACTTTCGGGCGATGGTAAAGTCCCGCCTAAATATTCCAGTCATAGGTATAACCGGCTTACGAATGATCGATAGAGATGATTTCTCAAAAAAATTCGACGGGGTCTTATTCAAACCTTTTCGTCTTTCTTCTTTGAGGCAGTTGCTCGACCGTCTTCTTTCTTTGTCCCATGAAGGATATGAATGGGGGGGGAAGGGTAAATAATAGTGTTGCCGTCAACCTGAACCGGACTCTTAATTTCAGATGTCCTGCCCTGATTAGCCAGCCATTCCCTAAATATAACCTTAAACTGACCAGATAAATCCCTCACCTGCTCTTCAGCAATCTTCCTGAATAGCGCCTCTGTCTCATCGTCGAGAGTCAGCTGTAATGGGGACTTTCGTTTTTTGTTCACAATAAATTTTCTTGCATGTTCTTGCATGTCATTGTATGATTACTCATAAGACAGCATTTCATTGGCATGATCCATTAGAATCGGTGTTTCAATGAAGGTTACAGCATAGTCTCTCACGGCTTAAGCATAACATGACCTCATTAGGATTGCCTTAATAACTTGAAACAGGGTTGTAAAAGATTTGAGCAATTACAGGGAAGGAATAAAAACCCTCCCACCCGGGCCTGACCTCGCAGTCACCCGGCAATTTAGCAAAAAAATGAGACAGCTATGAGCCCGAATCGACAAATAACAGGGGGTCATAATCACAAGTCCTCTTTGCGGGCTTGTCGGGGGCTTCGGGCAACCGGGGCTCTTCGGGGTAACTCCCCGAGGCCCGCATCTATCACGCGCCGGATGATTCCTTTCATGGGGGGATTGTCCGGCGCTTCTCTTTGTATATGACTTCGCCATTTCTGACGCTGGAAGAGTTTCTTGAATACAACCGGCTTACGGCAAAGACGGCGAGGATTCACGTCATGTTCAAGTGCCGCTGCGGGAAGATCCCAGGGGCTGTAAAGCGGATGGGGAAATGGTTCTTCGATAAGCGGAAGATTGATTCATGGTCCGAAGCGAGGGAGGGGTTATGACCAATCAATGCTGCGAGTGCGGAAACAATATGAAGAGCGAAGAAGGGCTTGGGATTAGTTCGGGCATTTGCCTCCCTTGCGGAAAAAAGAACCATCCCCTGGCCTATCCATATATGAGGCACGAAGTAGCGATGCAGCGCGGAGCAGTTATTTTAAGGCATTTCACAACCCTGCTGGAGAGCCCACGGAGGACCCTGGATGCTTGTAGCCGATAAAAGAACGGAAGCATATATCACGATTAGTCGTTGCTGTCAGGGCCTTCTGGATGCGATTCACAAGATTAAGAAAGGGCTTGCGCCGGGGAAATACGAAGACGGGGTAACCGTCGCCATTTTGAAGCTGGAACAATCCATAAGCGATCTTCACAAAATAAGCTAGTGAACGACATCTCGCTGGAGCTACGAAACATGCAAGCCATCTACCTGGGCGAACAAAAGAGCTTAATCCCTCCCGCAGAAAGACGTGACTGCAAAATCTGCCATGGAACCGGGGTTGACCCTAAAACAGAGACCGAGGACTCCTATGGAGATCCTTGCGACAACGACTGCCCTTTTGATCGGGAAGCTTTAGAGAGGCTTCGCGCCTCTTGAACCGATTACATTGGTTGATGCTCTTGGCTGTGGCCCTGGCAGTTGGCCCAAGGCTCTACGCTGCCAAGGTCAGAGCGCAAGAAAGAGCGGATCACATGCAATACGCCGTTGGCGCTTGTTTGGCGACTATAACCAATTTCGATGTCGCTCTTGAACTAACGACACAAGACCTGGAGATTGCCATATGGGCCTTAGAGCAGAGACGTCATCGCAGAAGGTAAATAGCGGTAATTACTACTACGGGATTTCAAAGCGCACAGGCAAGCCTATTATCCCAAGCGTTGACGCATATAAAGGATCTTGCAGCCCCATAAAGAAGCCCATATGGGCAAGAAGCTCCTTCATCATCGCTTTTTGGGTGGTCGTTTTGGTTTCGATGCTTTGCTCTAGGAGGTGACATGAGAAAGGTTAAAGCCGGAATGTGCTTCAGGGAATATGGATCTTATAAACCGTTCAAGATTGTTTCTGTCCATGGGGGATTGTTCGCTCATGTCAAGACGGACAGAGGCACTATTATTAGCTTGAGTCGCCT